ATGAAAGCAAATGAATTAACCGACATTAAGAAAACGGCAAATCCTGCGCTCGCCGACGATTCCTCCGGCGTTATCGAGGTCAAACGGAATGGCATCTGCGTCCGTATCCGTCCCACAATCAAAGATGGCACGACCTATTTCGTGCTGGATTATCGCGCGCAAGGGAAGCGCAAGCTGGTCTGGCGCTCCACGCTGGCAAAGGCCCGCAAAGCCGCTGACGCGGCCATTGACAAGATCACTGAAGGCCAGGCCGAAGTCCTCAACCTCAAAGCCGCCGACGCCTACGCTTACACCCGCGCCCGCGATGCGCTTGTCGGGATAGAAAAAGGGATTGATGATGTTGCAAAGGAATACGCGGAAGCCGACCGCCTGCTGAATGGCAAGGCGTCCATCTTGGAGGCTTGCCGGGATTGGGCGAAGCGCAACGCCGTCGTCTTGCCGCGCATTACAGTCGCCGCCGCTGTGGATGAATTTAAGCTGCAATGCGTCGCCAACGGTAAATCCAGAGTGAGGTTGAAAGAAATCTCCACCATCCTGACGAATTTTGCGACTGCCTTTAACGAGGAAATTCAAGCGCTGGAGCCGAAAATGATTGCGGACTATTTGACAAAGCTGACGCTGGCCGAACGCACCCGCCGGAATTATCGGAACGTGATTGGCTATTTCAACCGCTGGCTGGTCCTGCGCGGTTATCTGGCGAAGGGGACGGATTTGCTGGACGGCGTGCAACAATATTCCGCCCGGTTGCATGGTGAAATCACCACCTACAACGCCGAAGAAATGCGTCGAATCATTGCCGCTGCGAACGAACGAATTTTGCCGCTGATCGTGCTTGGCGGTTTTGCCGGGTTGCGTCATGCTGAAATCCAGCGGCTGGATTGGGAAGATATTGACCTGGAGGAATGTTTTATCGAAATCAAAGCGGACAAGGCGAAAACCAAAACGCGGCGGATTGTGCCGATTAAGGATAATCTGAAAGCGTTTTTGAAACCGCTGGCGAAGAAAAATGGGAAAGTGGTCACGGTCAAAAACACCAGCAAAGAGCTTGGAATAACGGCGGCGAACACGGCGGACATAGCCAATGGCATCGAGGCGATGGAATGGAAACACAATGCGCTCCGGCACACTTACATTTCCGCTCGTGTGGCTGAATGCGCCGATGTTTCCCGCGTGGCCGATGAAGCCGGTAACAGTCCGCAAGTCATCCGCACGAATTATTTGAAGCGGATGCGCCCGGCGGCGGCGGCGGAGTGGTTTGCCATTCAGCCGCTGCCAGAGACCGGCAAATGACGGGAAAAACATACTGCCCTTGTCTCAATATGAAAAAGGTCAAATCGCGAAACACGCTGGCGAAAGAAATAAAAAAAATCGCGCTACGGAGCGACGCTCTTTCAGAAGCCGATGCATTGCAGATTGCCCAATATGGGCGCCGGCTAACGCCCAGCGAAAACCTTTTCGTAAACTACTACGCTTACAAAGCCGTGTTGGAAGCCAAAGAGGGGGACAATTGGAATCCATCGCGTAAATGGAAGATGCGCGATCCAAACGGACCAAAGCACCCGATGACCTTCCGGAAGCTTACGCAATTTAACCTGAAGCGGGAGGGCGAAAAGATTTCCAAAAGATTCCTGTCAGCCGTTGACACTCGTGATTTTCAAATAATCCTCGAAATGGCTGAGGCTATTCGCTTCTTCAAAAATCATATAATTCCGAATTTTGCCGACCCCGATCGTGCGGATTTGCTTTGGCTGAAACGGTTTTATTCTCACGCGGATAAAGAGGAGGATAAATTGACCCTTGCAACAAGTAGCGGGATTTCTGGCTTGGAGGAAGAGCCATAGAAACGTCCTCACCATGCCAAAAATTGCAAATGTTGAACCGTCCGCTGACGGGTTTTCTGCGCTTCGGAGAATGTGCCGCGAATTGGATTTTCCGATTTTGTCTTCAAGAAAATTAAGGAAGATATTGACCATCAAATTCTTAAAGAAATCCGCAGGCGGTAATTAGAGTTATCAACGTGCAGGTCAACGCAGCTAAACCAGTTGACTCGGCACAGTTGATACCATGAGTGAATTAACATCGCAGATCGAGAAACAAAGCCAACTGGCGACACGCTATGTGGACGCGCCCAAGCTGCTCGAAATTCTTTTCGATGAAGCCAGCCGTCCCAGCCTCCGTTGGATTCGGGACCAACAAAAAGCCAGAACGCTGCCGTTTGCAAAAATTGGCCGCCGGGTATTTTTCGACCCGATTCTGGTAAAAGCCCACTTCGACGCCAAAGCTGCCGGGCGGAAATAAGTTCGCGGATTTTCACCTTCGCGGTGATGAACTGATGAAAATATCCTCTTTAGAACGAGCGCGCCTATACATTGCCAAATGTCTGCCGGCCATCAGCGGCCAGAGCGGTCACAACGCGACGTTTTATGTCGCGGCGGTGCTGGTGCATGGGTTCGCGCTCGGTGAAGCGGACGCGCTGGTGTTGCTGCGCGAGTTCAATCAGCGGTGCCTGCCGCCGTGGAGCGAAGGCGAATTGATTCACAAAATACAGTCGGCATCGAATGCAAATCATCTTTTGCCGCGTGGTCATTTGCTGGGCGGTGAAAACGGCAGTCCGGTTTCCACGAAACCGATGCCGTCGCCGCCACCGAAACCAAAATTTCAAAAGGGTGTGCTCAAGCGGGTGGCCAACAATGTCGCGGCCATCAAGGATGTGGTTCGCCTGCTCGCCGAATGGTCGAAGGTGGCGGTGGACCCGCAGGATTCGGCAAGCGTGCTGCGGCACCTTTACCCTCGCGGGTCGGGCGAAAAAATCCTGATTTTCACGGACATGAAATCTCAAGGGCAATTTCTTTGGGAAGCTGACCGGAGCGATTTTATTCAGCAACGGCATTTGCCGGCGGGCAATGATGGCGTCTGGTTTCTGCCGCAACCAGTCAGCGGCGGATTTTTCCCGAATCCTCGTTCCGACGGGAATTTGTCCCGGCGGTCGGAAGAAGCAGTTTCGGCGTTTCGCTATGCGGTGCTTGAAAGCGACGAGGCGGATGCCGATGACTGGCTGCGGTGTCTGGTGCAAATGCCGCTGCGGATTGCGTGCATTTGCGAGTCGGGCAAGCGGTCAATTCATGCACTGGTGCGGCTGGATGCGGCGAGCAAGGCCGATTGGGACCGGCTCATGGCACCACTCAAGCCGGTGCTGATTACGCTCGGCGCGGATCGGGGCGCGTTGTCCGCCGTCCGTTTGTCCCGGCTGCCGCAAGCGATGCGCGGCGAACGCTGCCAGCGGTTGCTGTATTTGAATCCGCAACCAACCGGGCAACCAATTTTTCAGCAATCCATGCCACCAGCCTCTTACGCGCAGAAAATGGAGGGGAAGGAACCGGCACATGAATGAATCACCGATGGACGCGGTAAGTTGATGGACGCGGTAAGTTATTGGGCGAATGAGAACGGCATCACTGCCGAGCCTGACGCGCCGCCGGTGCTTGATGTAACCGCTGCCAAACGGCTCGATGAACTGGTCGCGCACGCGCCAAACGATCCTTCCGAATTATTGCGAAACCGGTTTCTTTGCCGGGGCGGTGGGCTGCTGCTGGTCGGGCCAACCGGCATCGGCAAAAGCTCGTTGTCCATGCAGGACATGATTCTTTGGGCTTTGGGGCGCGAGTCGTTTGGAATTTTCCCGACCCGCCCGCTCAAATCGCTGCTCATTCAGGCGGAAAATGACGAGGGCGACCTGGCCGAAATGCGCGACGGCGTCATCAAGGGTTTGAATCTGACGGATGCCGAAAAGGAAATGGCGATGGCAAATGTCATCGTGGCGCGTGAGGACGTGCGGACGGGCTGGCAATTCTTCGCTGAAACCGTGCGGCCACTATTGAACGATCATGGGCCTGATTTGCTTTGGATTGACCCGGCTCTGTCTTATCTCGGCGGGGAAGCCAATTCTCAAAAGGATGTCGGCGGCTTCCTGCGGAACCATTTGAATCCGTTGCTCCGGGAATTTAACTGCGCCGTCGTGGTGGTGCATCATACCAACAAACCGCCGGCTGGCCGGGAAAAGCCGGATTGGAGCGGCGGCGATTTCGCCTACCTCGGCGGCGGTTCGGCGGAATGGGCGAATTGGGCGCGGGCAATTCTCGTCGTGCGCAGCCTGGGTTCGCATTCGGTTTTTGAACTCCGAGCGGCGAAACGGGGCAGACGGTTGGACTGGAAAGAAGCGGATGGCGAGACGAAAACTTTCACCAAGCTGATTGCCCACTCCAACGAGCCGGGCGTGATTTGCTGGCGGGAAGCCGATGCCTCGGAAATGCCGGAAACGAAAAAGGCCAAACGGATTCATACCAAGGCCGACGTGCTGGCTCATGTGCCGCCGGATAAACCGATTGCCAAAGACTTGCTCCGCGCCAAAGCCAACGGCACGGGCATCGCCTTGAACAAAATCAATCCGATGATCGCCGAACTGCTCGACGACGGCTCAATGCACGAATGGCACGAAAAACGGGCCGGAACGAATCCGAAAATTTCCTTCGCCCGCATTCCGCAACCCAAACCGGAGCTAATCAAATGAGACACCTACACGGAGACTTGAACGGGCAAAAATGCCGTGTGTGTCGGTCGTGCGCGTCAGACCAGAGACACACTCACACGCTCCCTATTTATAGGGGCGTGTGTGTGGGTGTCTGTCAGGGGTGGAATGTAATTTTATGAATCATGCGTTTGAACAGCAGCCGCGCGAAAGCGCAAAGGCATTTGCGGCGTTTTCCGTGTATCTCGGCCTGGGCGCGGAGCGGTCGCTGGCGGTAGTAGGGCAAAAGTTAGGCAAGAGTGTGGGGCTGATTGAACGCTGGTCGGCGAAATTTGACTGGCCGGCGCGGGTGGCGGCGCACGCGGCGCACCTGGCCGTCGTCGAGCGCGGAGCGATTGAAGCGACGGCACGCGGCAAAGCGGCGGAGTGGGAGAAACGCGAAACGCAATTGCGCGAAACGGAATGGGCGATGCACGAGCGGGCGATTGCCGCCGCGAAACGCGGGCTGGATGCCTACATGGATAAAACGACGGTGTATGCCAACCTCGCGGACATCGCCCGGATGCTGGAAATCGCCAGCAAACTTGGCCGGCTGGCAACCGGCCTCGGCACCGATGGCGAGCGGCGCGCTGGCGACGATCTGCCGGGGCTGCGCGTCGAGGTCACGGTCGCGCTGGAAAAAATCTACGGGCAGGCGGAGCCTGCACCCACCGGGGCGGAAATCGTGGACCTGCAAACCGTGCCGGTTTTGCCGGAAAAAACCGCATGACGCCGTGGGAACGATATTTTCTGGCCGGTCGGCAGGCGGGATGCCCGAAAGGGCAGATGGAAAACTTTGTGCGGGCCGGTTTGCTGTTGCAGCCGAAGCAATTGAAGTTCGCCGCTTATTGCCGTGAGGCGGATTTGTCCGGTGGCCCGAAGATGATTTCGACCGGGGGTGGCAAAGGCTCGGCCAAAACCCACGGCGTCTATTGCCAGATTTTCGCGGATGACTGCCAGCGGGTGCCGGGCTTGAAGGTGCTGATCTTGCGCAAAATTCTCAAAGGAGCCGCCGAGCAATTTGATGACATGCGCCGAAAGCTCTTGGGCAACCTGCGGCATGAATGGCGGGCGCAAAAGGGTGAATTGAGTTTCGCGACTGGCTCGCGCGTCATCATCGGTCATTACAAGGATGAGCGGGACATAGACAAATACATGGGGATTGAATACGACGTAATCAATCTCGGCGAGGCCACGCAACTGCCATTTTCCAGAGTTCAAGGCATACGGGGCTGTTTGCGGACCAGCAAACCAAACTGGCGTCCGCGCATGTATCTGGACACGAATCCCGGCGGCGTCGGGCATCGGTGGTATCGGGGAATGATCATCGTGCCGTGGCTGGAGAAACGCGAAACGTCCACGCGCCATATTCAGGTAACGGTGGATGACAATAAATTTGTTGATCCCGAATATAAATCCACGCTCCAGTCCTACACCGGTTGGATGCGAAAAGCATATCTCGATGGCGATTGGGACATCGCGGCGGGACAATTTTTTTGCACTTTGCGCCGCGAGGTTCATGCCATCGAGGATTTCGATGATTCGCGGGCGGTGGAGTGGTTCGCCGCGCTTGATTACGGTTTCGCGCATTACACCGTTGTCCTGCTCGGCTGTCGCGACGGCGACGGAAACATTTTCATCGTGGACGAACACGCGGAGCGGCTTTGGCTGCCGCAACGACACGCGGCGGCGGTCAAAACCATGCTGGCGCGGCACAAAATCGGCGAGCGCAAAATTGAACTCGGCGATTTGAAACGGTTCGTGGCCGGCGCGGATGTGTTTTCCCGCCAGAGCGACGGGACAACGATTGCGGCGCAATACTCGAAGCTCGGAATTACGTTGCGGTGCGCGAACACCGACCGCGTGAACGGGTGGGCGGAAATTTTGCAGCGGTTCGGCGATGTCGAGGCCGGGATTCGCCCGACACTTTTCATTCACAAGCGGTGCGGTCGCCTGCTGGAAACTTTGCCGGCGTTGCAACACGATCCGAACCGGCCAGAGGACGTTTTGAAAATTGACGCCGACGAGGACGGCATCGGCGGCGATGACGCGGCGGATTGTCTCCGCTATCTGGTGGCGACGAAGTCGCGGTCAATTTCCCAAAGGAAATTGACGGGTTTGTGACGGGCGCGCCTGGCTGCTCGCGGCGAGTGGCCAATCGAGGCGAGCCGTGGAATGAGCTTGCGAGTGGAATGGCGAGCCGACCTTCCCCCGCGCGCCCGGACGTGATGGCCTGTCCGGCCAAAGGACTAGATGCAAAGCCGTCCGGCGATTGAGGACTAGAGCGCCTGCATCGCCCTGGGAAAGTTTTGAAAAGGAAGGGCGGTGCGGGTGCGTGGTGTTTTAGCCGGTTCTGCTGGACTCGTTTTCCGGCGCAGTCGCGCCAGCGCCAGCCAAGTTTTCTGACTCCGCGACGGCAGAGCGTAGGGCGTGGTCTGCGACGCGATGGCAACATGGGCGCGCTCGGCAGACCTGCCCGCAGCCTGCCGCCGTGGTGTCAGACCAATCTGTTTTTACCAGTGAGTTCGGCTGTTTCTGTCCGCTGCAATGCAGCTTGCGAAATGGAGGCGGTGCAGAAATGGCCGATCTCACGGTTATTGCCATGTCTTGTCCGGGCGGAGCCTCGCGGACTATTGCTTGCCTTGGCCGGACGGAGTCTCGCGGCCATATTGCTGTGTCTTGCCCGTGCGGAGCATCGCGGGCTATTGCTGCTGGCCGGACGGAGTCTCGCGGCCTTTTTGCTTTTTCGGGCGCGCACGATTTGTTCCTGACTGTCTCGCCAGTTTGCGGCCGTCGGAACGAAATGAAACGGAAGTGGAACTTGTGAAGCTGAAGTGAAATGGAGTGGAGCGGGTGCAAAGCTGGTGAGTCAGTCATCGTGCGCGGGCGGAACCGTGCCGGCAATTGGCGTGAGGAACGAGCGCAAGTGTCGGCTCGGTGAAGCCGGGTTGATTGCATTTCTCCGTCGAGTCGCTTTAGCGACGAGCAGTTCATGCCTGACCCTCGCGCCTGAAAATCATCCGCCAACCTAAACGGTTGGAATGCGCGAATGACATCCGAACTCCTGAAGGCGTCCAACGCACGCGCGAGGGTAGCTCAAGGGCCGCCGGGGATGACATCCGCGAACCAAGGAAGGCGGCCCGGTGCCCGTCAGCAGACCGCGTTAGCGGGCTGCGAGGGCATGAGCGTCAGGCATACGCGCGTGCGCCCCGCATCATCCGTAAATGGAAACCGTGATTTGGTGGCGCGTTTGTATTTGTTGAGCGCATAGTGGGTCAGGGAACGAAACGCGAACAAATTTCGATTGAGCAACGCGAACCAACTTTGCCTTTCGGTGTTAACGTCTAGAGTTCAGGCACGCGGGACCAAATGACGTGAACCGCGACAGCGGAACGGCAAGCGCCAACGGCTCCGGCGACTTAGGCGGCATTCGTGTCATGGTGAATCAGATACTGTGCATGGGAAATCATTGCGCGGAGCGAATTCGGTAAAAACGACCGGGATAATTCGTCCAACAGGGATCTGCGAAATAGGATGAACCTCCAATGAGAGTGTTGGTTTGAACTGGCTGCCATACGGGGTTGGAAAGATTTGTGCAAGCATCCACCGCAACGGCCTGGTCGCTGACGCCGGTGATGGTGAAACCAAAACAATTCGTCCGCACACCGAAGCAGGCATCATTGGTTTTCACTTGCGGATTACAAACCAGCCCGGTGGCAAGAAAGTTATCGAAGTTGGCCTGTCCGCTGCTGGCCGTAATGTAACCACTGCCGCCAGCAAGGCAGGCGTTGAACTGGCTGGCGTTCGTCATGCCCCAGTTGTTGTCCACGGACGCGATGCTGACGGTTTCCATGGGTATCCAGGTATAGCCATTTGCCGCACCATCCGCGTCATACCACGCCGTGAGCGTCTTGGCCGTGCTGTCAAAGCTGATGCGCAAGGCGGCATCGGTGGCGGGGTTGGCGATTTCCGTAGTGATATCGCCCAAGCCGCTGTAGAAATCCATAACGTTCGCGCCATTCCAGTAGCGGTCAATGGCGACCGCATAACTGAGATCGGGATTAGAATTATCCTGAATGGCTAAATTCAAGTTGATATACTGGTTATCTGAACTCATGGAAAATGCGTTCAGATGCACGTCTACCTGCACCGACCAGTCATTGGTGTAGCTGCCTTGGTTGACATTCCAGCGGCGCCATACAAAGTCGTTCCCCGAACTGGCACCAGTGTGGGTATACTCGTAGCGACCGTTGGTCACTGTCAGTTTTGAGGTTCCGCCGGCGGCGACCGCGTCCCATTTGGCGCTGCCGGTGGGGAAATAGTCGGTGCCGTTGAAGTCTGCATGGACGACCAACGCCGGCAGGCTAAATATCAACAGCAAGGCCAGCAATCTTGTGGTGCGGATGACTTTCCCAAGGAATAACGTGGTTGTATTGTTTGTCTTCATAAAGATACTAGTCATTTCTTGTGGGTCTATCATATGTTTATTTGTTTTTGTTGTTTACTGCCAAATGAATAACACGGCCAAGCCGCCTAACTATTTATTCTGTTTCAAATAGCGGTTAAACATGGTCGGCTTTTGGGCATGGTATTTTAAGCTTTCTGATTTGTCAACAATCGTTTATATGAATTTCCCCCATGAATATTGAGACGGCAAAAACCGCACGTCGGCTGCCACGAATATAAGGGCGCGCACGGAGTGACGCGCCCTGCCGTTGGCGTTTTCTGAAACCTGTCAAATTTTCTTTTCGCCGATTTTCTTCATCCAGATTCATCTCGCGGGTGTCTTCCTGCATTCACATTCACGAATCCGCACCGGCTTCAAAAATAGTGCGAAAATCGCGTGCTATAAAAGGACTGCCGGGATCGTCAGCGCCGTTGACTTGGTGGCTTTGATGCCATGACTTGAAAGCGGTGGCGAAAAGTTCTGGCGACGTGATGCCCGTAAATAGCACACATCCTGATTATGACGCGAACCTTGTTGCATGGCAACGGGCGCGCGATGTCATTGCCGGGGAGGATGCCGTCAAGGCGGCGGGCATCAAATATCTGCCGCGTCTGGATTCGCAAACGGATGACGAATACGTGGCCTACAAATCCCGCGCCTCTTTCTTCAATGCCACGTCGCGCATTGCCGATGGGTATGTCGGTCGCATTTTCCGGCGCGATCCAACATTCAAATTGCCTGACTCCTCGGCTGGCATTGGTCGCGCACTGGATACTTTCGTCGCGGATGCCGACCTGCTCGGCACGCCGCTGACGGCCTATGCCAAGAACGTCACGCATGAAGTCATCACAGTCGGGCGCGCCGGCACGCTGGTAGATTGGGAAGACCTTTCTGAAAAACGCGCTTATGCCGTGATGTATGAGACGGAGCAAATCATCAACTGGCATTCGGAACGGGTGGGCGGGCACAACGTCCTGACGCTCGTGGTGCTGAAAGAACATGGCCCCAACAAACAGCAAACGTCGGACGCCGAAGTCCTTGCGGACGGCCACAAAGATGCCTTTCGTCCTGAACGTGTCGAACAAATCCGCGTATTGAAACTTGTGCCGGGGACCGCTTCTGCCGCCGATGGCTCGAAGTCCTGGTCGTATCAGGTTGAAATCTGGCAACATCAACGCGGCAAATCGAAACGGTCAAAATCCGAATGGATTTTAGTTGAAACCCTCACCCCGCTGCGCCTCGGCAAACCGTTGCCGCTGATTCCCTTTGTTTTTCATGGGCCGAAACATTCCCTGCCGAAAGTGGACAAATTGCCGCTCGCGGATGTCATTGCCATCAATTTGGATCATTACCGGCTGAATGCGGATTACAAGCATGGTTTGCATTTTACAGCTCTGCCGACTGCCTGGGTGAGCGGCTTCGACAAGACTTCAAATCTTCGCATTGGCAGCAGCACGGCTTGGGTATCCGAGACGCCCGGCGCGACGGCTGGATTTCTGGAATTTCACGGTCAAGGTCTGTCCACCTTTGAACGGGCGATGGATCGTGATGAAATGATCATGGCCGTGCTCGGCTCGCGAATGCTGGAGGAACAAAAGCGCGTCGGCGAGACGGCGGCGTCCATCGAACTGCGTCAAAGCGGCGAAAACTCCGTCCTGTCTGCCATCTCTTTGAGCATCAGCGATTCCCTTTCTCACGTCCTGCGCTGGGTTTTTTGGTGGAATTCAACTGAACCCACGCCGGAAGTCATCGGAGACAAGACGGTGCTGGTGACGCTTAACTCTGATTTCACCCTCACCGGCATGGCAAGCGCCGAAATTACCGCCGTCGTCGCGGCATGGAAAGCCGGCGCCATCAGCCGTGACACCATGTTTGACCTGTTCCGCATGGGTGACGTGCTGCCGGTTGGCCGCAGCAACGATGATGAAGCGAAACTGCTGGCGGGAACACCGAACATCGAACAACCAACGCCGAATGCCGAACAACCAGTGAAAAAAGATGTGAGCCTCCTCACGTCGGCTGCTACGAAAGGGAATTGATTTATGGCACTAAAATTCAAATTCAAAACGCGCGAAGAAATTCCCGCTGAACTGCAATCGTTTTACGTCGAGCGTGATGGCGCTTGGCTGCTGGACGCCGATGGCCTCGTGGAAAAGTCCAAGCTGGACGAATTTCGGACCACGAATGTCAACCTGATCAAGGAACGTGACGATTTGGCGAAACGGTTTGAAGGCATTGATCCTGATGAAGTCCGCCAGCTTGCCGCTGACAAACAAAAACTGTTGGAAGAGCGCCAGCTCAAGGCCGGCGAAGTGGACAAGGTTGTCGAGGCGCGACTGAAATCCGCCCGCGCCGAATGGGACAAACAACATGGCGTTGTCGTCGCCGAACGCGATGTGCTGACTGGCCGCCTGACGGCGATTCAAATTGATCAAGCCGTCGTGACGGAAGCCACGAAACGTGGTCTTCGCCCCACGGCGATTCCTGACATCACTTCGCGGGCGCGAACTTCATTCAAGCTGGTGAACGGTGTTCCCCAGGCTTTTGAGGCGGATGGCCAGACTGCCCGCATGGGCAAGGATGGTGTGTCGCCGATGAGTTTGGCCGAATGGATTGACGCATTGGTGTCCGATGCGCCGCATCTGTTTGAAGCAAATGCTGGCGGCGGTGCCGCCGGCTCCGGCTCCGGTGGGGCTGGCAACCGTTCCGTGAAAAACCCGTTCCGCAAGGAAACGTGGAACCTCACGGAACAAATGAAATTACAAAAATCCGATCCGCAACTTGCCGCGCGCCTCAAGGCGTCGGCGTAAGGGGTCACAACACAAAATTCAATCATGGCTAAAACACAATTGGCAGACATCATCGTTCCGGCACAATTCGCCGGTTACGTTTTGCAGCGCACAGCGGAGAAATCTGACCTGTTTCAATCCGGCATCGTCTTGCAAACACCGGACTATGACGAACGCGCCGCGCTGGGCGGCACACAGGTCAACATGCCGCATTGGAACGACCTGACGGGCAACCGCCAGCCGCTTTCCGACTCCGCACCGCTCGTGCCGGCAAAACTGGTCGCTGACCAGGACATCGCCCGCATTCACAACGACGGCAATGCGTGGTCGTGGAATCATCTCGCCGCCGTCACCGCCGGTGACGATCCGGCGGAGGCATTGGCGAACTTTCTGGCGGATTACTGGAATCGCCAGAATCAATACATGCTCATCAATTCGCTCACCGGCGTTTTCGGTGCGGCAAGCATGGCGGGCAACCTCTTGGCGATTCACAGTGAAAGCGTCGCGGCGCAGTCCTCCGCAACCAAATTGAACGGCGGAACGTTCGTGGATGCGACACAAAAGTTGGGCGACCGTGGCGACCGGCTCGTGGCCGTGGCGATGCACTCGGCGGTTGAGGCCACGTTGCGGAAGCTCGACCTGATTGACTTCATCCCGGACAGCCAGGGTGAGGCGCAAATCCGCACGTTCCAAGGCCGGCGTGTCATCGTGGACGATGGCTGTCCTTCACGGGCGGGCACAACCGATGGGCTGGTTTATACCACTTACCTGTTCGGTCCCGGCGCGTTCGGCATGGGCAACGCCGATTTGAACGGCCAGCCGGTCGAGGGCGGGCATGGCACGGAAGGTTTCGAGTATGCCCGCGATACGCTGAACAGCGACACGATTTTCGTCAACCGTCGCCGTTTCATCCTGCACCCTCGCGGCGTGAAATTCACCAGCGCGAGCGTGGCGGGCGCAAACGCGACCAACGCTGAATTGGCGACTGCCGCGAATTGGATTCGGGTTTGGGAAAACAAAAACGTCCCGGTCGTCGCGGTCACTCACAACATTTAAATGCGGAATGTGGAGTGCGGAGTGCGGAATATCCCCGCGCTCCGCGCTTCCTGAAATCGAAACCAACAATCAACAAAATCTATGGGCAAAATTCTACCTCGTGGTTTGGAGCGGATGCGTTCGGGTGAACAAATCCAGTATCCGACGTTCACCAATGTCGCGGCGGCAGTCGCTGCTGACGTCACGGCGGCGAAGTTTCCGCGCCGGATCATTTACCTGTCGGCGGGCGGGACCGGTTCCGTGGCTTGCGTGGCCATTTCCGATGGCACGAACTGGAAACAGGTCGCCATTGGCGCAAACGCAATTTGAGTGCGAGCCGCACCTGCCTTTATGGACAAACTGTATCCTATCATTCGGCGAAAGCGGCGTCCGCTCATTCAGGAAAATCCTGAAATGCTGAAAGCTGAAACGCTGAAACCGGAAGCGCGAGTTGAACCGGCGGAAATTTCCAAGTCTGACGATGTTGCAATCCCTCCCACAACCGAAACGTCGTAACGCGCCGTGGACGCCGCTGCAACGGCGCACTTGGCTGGCAACGCGGCGGCGGCGCGGGCGAATTCAGTTCGCCCAAGATCCGGGTTCGCAACTGCTCAACGGGCTGGTGGCGCACTTCGGATTCGACGAATCGAGCGGTGATTGGATTGATGATGTCGGCGGCCAAATTCTCCAAGCCGTGGGCGGTTCGCCGCAACGCGTAGCCGGCCTGCATGATCTGGCCGTCAAGTTCACCAATGACGGCGGGGCGCTGTTGGGAACGCAAGTGACGTCCGTTTTTTCACCGACGGCGGCTGGTTTCGCGATTTCGTTCTGGGTCAATCTATCGAACATCGTTAATCCGTATCAGAGCGTTTATATGGTGAGTGTTTGGGAGGACGCCGGCTGGCCGGCCGGGACTTCCTGGCACATTTCCTCCTATACACCAGCCGATGGCGGTGTGCAGGTCGAGATTATGAGTCCCAGTTTTACCGGGCTTTATGGCCGGGTGGATTTCAGCGTCGGCTGGGTGCATCTCTGTCTGGTTTATGAGCCGGTCGCCAGCCAATGGACTTTTTATGTCAACGGGGCGGTTTCCTATCGCCTGACCGTCGGCTTTTCGTCGGTCGCCGGCAAGTTGGGCGTGGGCATGGATACGAATCCAACCATTCCACCCGCCCAGGGAATGTTTGATGAACTGGTTTTCTGGTCGCGGGCGTTGACCGGATCGGAAGTGGCGCAGCTTTACAACCATGGGAACGGGCTGCCCTACGAATGGTTCTGAACGTTCCCGCAAACGAATGAAAAACTATGGACGCAATTGCAATCAAACCGAAGTCAATTGAACTGATGCCGGCGCGCACGGCGATGGTTTCGACCATTTCCTGGCGCACGAACGACGATGCTTTTCAGCGCAAGTTGAACATCGTCGTGAACGACTCCACGGCCTTCCAAGTCACCGACGATGATTATGACACGCTCGGGCAATGGACTGACGACACCATCAAGGGGCTGGTTATCGCGCATTTCGGGCTGGAGTTGGCGTAAAAATAAATGCTGAAAGCTGAAACGCTGAAACGCTGGAATTTATGCCACTGACGCTCATCAAAGAGGATGGCACCGGCATGGCCGATGCCAACGCTTATGTCCAAGCAACTGCTCTGGCTGTCAGAGGCCGTGGACAAGAAGCTCAAGGCGTCGGATGCGACGGTGGGCTTTGCCTGGAAGCACAATGCGCTGCGGCACTCCTTCATTTCGTATCGCGTGGCGCAAACACAGAATGTGGCGCAAGTGGCGCTGGAGGCGGGCAATTCGCCACGGGTGGTGTTTTCGAATTACCGGGAATTGGTGCGCCCGGCGGATGCGGCAAAGTGGTTTGGCATCGCCCCGGATGGCGAGGAAAAAGTGATTCCGATGACGAAAGCGGCGACGGCGTGATCCGCCTTCGCCTGTTTCGCGCTGCGTTGAGCCGGTGCGGATTGACCGGGACTTTCTCGACTGACGCCCTTTCATGGGAGCGGGGGTTTGCCCGCCCAACCCAAAAGCAAAACTGCGGAGTGTCGCAACATTTTTCGCCCTTCAGTCGGATTCAGGCTCCAATACTTTGACCGACCCCTTCACGAAAAATTTCAGAAGCAACCGGAATTGTTTTAGCCGGGACTGCCGTTGTCCAACCCTCGTGCTAAATTGAGGGCATGAATGCCGCGCGATATTTCATGCGCCGGGAAGATTATCAGCCGCGCCAGACACCGACTGGCAGTCCGTTTCGCCAGTTTGATGTTACCTGCCTCAAATGCGGGTCGTATGATTTGCGGCTGGCAGCGCAGATGGACGAGGAAGCGGGTGAAATGGCCGTGTTGTTGGTCTGCAACAAATGCCGGCAACGGGAAATCGTGCCCGTGAGGTGATCTGCGCTGCATCGAGCCGGTGCGGATTGACCGGGATATGTTTGAACGGCAATCGTGGGGATACGCACATTCGCCCGCGGGAGGTCAGCGCCGGCCACGCGGTAGGCGCGGGCCGTTGCCGGATTGCGCGACTTTCATGCCTTTGACCTGCAACATGGTTTGAGCGAGCAAGCGCATTTCATTGTCCGGCACTTTCGGCGGGAGGATTTGCGCGAAGCGGCCTTCTATTTTGTCCATGCTTGGCACATCGGATTCGCCGAAGCCAAAGAATTTCCCGTTGTCGCTGCGGATGATGGGCAGGAATTTTTGTTTCTGGCCGTCGCGTGATTCGCCCATGAGCACCACCACCTCGCACCGGTCGAACGCCTCGGACGGCGGCTCGGTCATGTCCAGCTTCTCGCCGGGCGTGGCGGTCTTCATCCAGGCTTCCAGCGTCATCACCGTCGCGGTCGCGGCGTGAGCAATGCACATAAGGCGCGCGGTCGTGGCGAAGTCATCCTTCGAGCGGTCGTTGGCCAGATTCTCCGGGATAAACATGGTAGGGCCGTCCGCGCCGATCAGGAACAACGTCGGCGGCACGCGCCCCAGGTTGCGCATGGAATAATTCGCATAGTTTCCGCCTGCGTGAGCAGGCCGTCGAGCGTTTGAAGTTGCCGGGGCATTTGCACCGGCGACAGAATGCACCCATAGCCGTCCTTTTGCCAAAAATTTCCGCGCGGATGAATCCATCGCGTTCGCTCCATTTTTTTCGCTTGCGCCGGCAATCCCCGCTTGATTTTCTCCAGATTTGCGCGATGATTCCATCATGCCGCTGCCCAACCAGCCCGTCACACTTAATGTCGAACAGATTGGCGAATTGAATAAAAAACTCGCCGCCCTGCGCCACGACGTGAACAACAACCTCGCGCTGGTGGTCGCCGCAGCCGAGATCATCCACCGCAAGCCGGAGTCGGCCGAACGGATGTGGGCCGGTCTGGCGGAAAAGCCGCACAAAGTCGCCGAGTCCGTCGCGCAATTCTCGCTCGAATTGGAAAAGGCGCTGGGCATCACGCGGCCTTGAGGCGGCAGGAGAGTGAAACGAGAGTCGCCGCCGCCGCTGCCGCGCGGCATGAATGAAGGATTTGCCCGCGGTGAAATGACCTGCCGAATCTTGGATTGTTGGATTCGTGGATTAATGTCCCAACAATCCATTCATCCCGTAATCCAGCAATCCTGTCGCATGGCGGCTTTTGGCTTTAGCCGCGGAAAAAGGTCTGGCAGACTCGCGCGCGATGGAACGAACCGAAACGGAGTTGATTGCCGCGGTGCTGAAAGGCGACAGCGCCAGTTTCGAGCCGTTGGTTCAAAAATACTCGCCGCGCGTCTTCGCCACGGCCCGCCGTTACGCGCGCCGCGAAAGCGAGGTCGAGGACATCGCGCAGGAGGTCTGGCTCAAGGCATTTGAAAAGCTCAAGAGCTTTCGCGGCGAGGCGCCGTTCGAACACTGGCTGATGCGGATGACGGTGCGGACGTGCTACGATTTCTTGCGCGGCCACCAGCGCAACCGCGAGTCGTCGTTTTCGGATTTGACCGAGCCGGAAAACGACTGGCTGGAGCACTTCGTCACCGCGCCGGAAACCGCGGGTGAAAGCGCGGCGGCGGCCAGACTGCTCGTCGGGCGCGTGCTGGAGCGGCTTTCGCCGCCGGCGCGGCTCGTCATCACGCTGCTGGAAATCGAAGACCGTTCGGTGAAGGAAATTTCCCGGCTCACCGGCTGGTCGGTGCCGCTGGTGAAAGTGCGCGCCTTCCGCGCGCGCGCCGAGATGCGAAAAATTGTCTCCAAAATGGCGAAGGATAAATATCTATGA